ACTCCAGATGTCCCGTCAGAAAATACACCAATATAATTTCCTGCAGGGACAACTAATGATCTACCAAGAGCGCTAATTGTTGCATGGTTTGTACCATATCCCAACATACCTGCTCCTGAAATAGTTGCTGTAATTGATTCCGAAGCAGAACCATTAGCAGCGTTCTTTTGAGTTAATACAATAACTGCTGCAGCATCAGATGATGTAGTCTTTGAAGCATATACAGTTGCATCTGTTGTCGCTGAAATAGTTTCACCAGCATTCAAAATAGATGTTGTATAAGCGGTTGATGCTTTAAGATCTGGAGCGGTAACAGTAACTGTCCATGTAAGGGCAGCAGATGTAACTGAGCCAGATGCGCTAGTTAATGTAGGAATAAATCTAACTATATATGTTCCAGCAACGCTAGGAACATAAAGTGATGATGTCAATTTTGCAGTAACATAACCAGTTGTATTTGTTGCTGGTGATATTGCTGCTGTTTTTGTATCTGCTGACAAAGCCACTGTTGCACTAGACGTTTCTGTAACGGTAAACTGTGGAACACTAGCAGCAGATGGAGCAGACAATACTGCTGATATTACTGAAACAGTATCTCCAATTGATGTTCCCAAAAATGATACTGACACAACTGCTGTTGCGGTTTCGCCAGGATTAATGGTGTCTGCTACAGCATCAATAGTTACGACATCTGCATATACGGTAGCCCGTGTCGGAGGTGCCGACATCACGCCAATAGTTAAGGCTGCAGCCAAAACTGTGGCAATTTTTTTAAATGAATTCATTTTTCTCCCTGTTCATATTAATTTATATTCTGATAGGAAATCTCTAACATCGTCAGGTAGTTCCCTGTCTTCTAATTTTACCATATCTCTTTGTTTTTGTTCAAGTTTAGTGGCAGAAGACCAAGTATGAACCTCAATTTCAAGATTAGAGTCCTTACTTGTGTGAGATATTGCTTGAAATACTGCCCCACAAACTGCGTCGGCAAGGTCCTTAGATTTTTTGCGAGGATGATCAATACGATTATTTTTCATAATTTTTAACTCGCTCATTTCTTCAAGCAATAAAGGTATCATTGGCATAACAATTCTTTCTTCATAAACCATCATAGCAAGATCTTCGTAATGTTTTTTGGCAACAGATATAGTATTTGTTTTTAATCCAACGGCCTTTAATTCTTGCTGAATATCAAAGGATTGCCACCTATCAAAACTTATCATTCCTATATTAAAACCTTCTCTACGAAGATTAATTATCCAGTTTTTTACTTCAGACAGGTTAACTGGTCCCTCTACTTTTGGTTCCCACCAAGCAACAGCATCTACAATAACTATGGGAGCAACCTGTTGATAATCTTTAATTACTTGAACATTTACCCACTTATCTACGTGTGCTATAGCAACCGCACATTTGTCATGTTTTTGTGCTAAGTCTGCATGTATGTAATATATTTTTTCAGGATCTGGTTTAAAAGATAAGTCAAATCTTCTATATGAGTCTAATGGATTTCTTAAGGTCATACATTTTTGTAACTTGTCCTTTTGTTTAAAAAAAGCATCAGAAGAATATATTGGAATACATGCAAATCTCATTAATGCATCTCCAAGATCTGTTAAAAATGCAATTTTAAAATCTTCTATTTTACGAGTAGGATTGACCTCCCAAGTAGGTCTTTTTAATGCAAACATTTTAGGATACTTATATGAAAGAATGTGATCTTCTTCCCAAACAATTTCAAATTGATTATCTGGACTCTCTGGCAATTCTTCATTTATAATAAATTTATGTCTGCGCTCTATTACTTCTTTTTCAGCAATTACATCTTCATACCTCTTAGAAATAAAATCACCAGCATAACGAGGAAAAGAAAGAAGAACTACTTTGCCAAGATCTGGAAAACGAGAATCTACTGTACCACGAAATGCTTTATAGATATTGTCAGCAGTTTTGCCCTGATCGTTACCAGTGCCAACATCAGTAGCAAATCCAGAAATTTCATCAAGCACTGCCAAAAATAAATTTAATCCCTCATGAGACTCTCGTTCTGAATGACCAGAGTAAACAGTAATTGATTTATTAAAACTAATTGAGTTTACTTTTGCTTCATATTTACCAGCAAACCATGGAGATTTTTCAATTTTATTTTTAAATCCCTTAAAAAAAACATTTTTTGCTTGCTCTGCATTAATAGCAACATTAATAATGTCTATTGCATCTCCACTTGGTTTTCCGAAATATCTTGCAGGATCTTTGAGACATAATAACTTATAGACAATATAAGCACAGGCAACAGTAGAAGTATGATCTTTGCCGCTACCCTTACCCAACTGCAAGATGATTTCGTTTTTTGTGTATTTTTCATAGTGTTTTTCTCCAGCGTCTGTTCCTATTAGATTTTGTAAATCATTTTTTTTGTAAACCTGACTCATTGCCTCAACAATATCATATTGAATTTCAGATAAGGGTGGCTGACCAAGATAATCTGATGATTCTACAAACGTTTTTACATTTATTGGAATTATTTCAAATTGTTCATTTTTTAAAGCATCAATAAAATCATTAAACATCGTGGACAACAGTGATTACCTCACCTTCTTTGGCCACTTCAGACAATCTAGACATTATCAAATCTCTTACCTTTGGATGTTCTGAAGCAATATCTCTTAAAATTCCAACCAATATTTCTTGGCGTTTTTCTATTTCTATCATTTCTTCTGCTAATTCTTTGTTTTCTAACAATCCAGCCTTTTGTAGCATATCAATTCGTTTTGCCTCAATGTCCATAACTAATTTAATTGATTGAGTTTTTGCATTAAGATTGTTTGTCATTGATGCTTCATCAATAACCTCATATGCTTTTGTTATTAGTTTACTATAATGAGCGTCTGCTCCAACCAACGCTTCTTTTGCACGAGCACGAATAGCATCATTAGCAGATGCCATTATTCTCCACTCATTTAGATGAGCAACAACCCTTGTTCGTGGCATTTGTAATTGTTTAGATATGGTTGTTGGATCATTACCCTTTAAATATTCTTCAACAACTTTGTTAATTTCATCAAGATGTTGAACGATTTCGTTATCTGTTGTCATTTTTTTCTTTTGCCACCTTTAATAAAATTAAATATCCAATTAAATCATTAATATCGTCGTCTCCTGGATATTCTGTGCCTTTTGTCAAACGACTTAATTTGTCATCTATTCTAACGTTTAACTGTTCAATTGAACTTGATTTACTAAAAATTCTTAAAGGGTTTATGGCAGAGTCTCCGTATGCAATATTTTTTTCAATTAGCATCTGTGCAATCCCCATACAATTTTGTAATATTGCAAGGCCTGAAGGCGCTGATAATGAATGCAGATACAAATCATCATAATTGAAGTAATCAATATCTTTATATACTGGAACTGGTTTCATCTTTTTGACTTCCTTAATTTGAATTTTGCAAGGTATACATAAATGGTTTCTACGCTTACCCCACATTCTTTAGCAATTTCTTCTGGACTTTTTTTATCCATATGATAGCGTTTTTTAAGCCAAATTTGACTTTGATACATTTTAGCACTCATTGTTCATCCTTGTCAAATTTTATTGCTTTTTCCCAATTATTTACAGACCAATGACCTATTCCTGCTGCATCTGCTACATCATAATCTAATATTTTTTTGTCATAAATTATTTCTAATAGTTTTATTGTTCTTTTTTTTCTAAACTCTCTCTCATAGGCCTTGTACCAAGAAATAGATTTATTTGGATTAACAGATTTAATCTGAAACTGTTCTTCTTTTGTTAATTTTTTATTTCCTAAAAATGATTGCCAAGTTATTGGAGATACGCGACCAATTGTTTTTATACCAGCCAAACCAATACCTCCAATAATTGCTCCTTGTACTAAAGCAAGATCGGCAGCAGTTTTTGGACTATTCATAAATACCGTACATTGATTAAAAAATGCTCTAGTTTTTGCAGTTGCATCAATTGTTTTTTGATATATGTTATTTCCTTGCAAATTAATTTTTCCGTACCTATCTAATTTTTTATTAGTATAAAATGCAAAAGCAATATTATTTGTGCTTGCATCTATAGCGCATATTGAAATGGGTTGATTAATTGTATTGTTCATAATCAAAATATCCTTTTATTTCTTTTAACATTTTTTCTACTGCTTTTTTATGTATATTACAATTTTGACAAAATCCAGATTCGTTATAAATTGAAAGTTGTTGTTTACATCCACCTAAACAAATTCTTTTTTTACCAATTCGTTTTTGAATCCTTGTAACTTGATATCTTTCTACAATTTTATTTTTGGTTGCTTTATTTCTGCAATCAGAACTACAGTATATTTGATAACTTACTTTAGGTTTAAAAGTTAAATTACAATATTCACATTGTTTCACGCAATTCCTCCAGCGAAGCAATTTTAACTACACCATCACCCCGTTGATCACATGTTTTTTTAACTGGACATGTTTTACAAATTTTAGAGTTTGTTCTATAATTTTTAATTGGTAATTCGTTTTTCATCCATGAAGCACGAACATTAATCATCCAATTAAACGCATTGTCTGTCCATTTACGATAGTGATCATCGGCGTATATTGCAATTGGTAAAAGTTCATGATTATTTTTATTTTCATAAATAATAATTCCATGTTTGTGTTTAAGAATTTTCATATAAATTAATAATTGAACAATATGATCATTTTTGGCTTTTTTGCTGTTTTTTCTATGTTCAAAATGCTCATTGTTACAAGTTTTTATTTCTATAAGTACTTCTTTTCCATTCCAATCAACTATTCCATCTCCATGACCAAAAATTGGAGGATTTTCATTTCTTATATCAAACTCTGTTGTGTCTTCAAATTCTTTTGTTTTAGCATTTTCTTTTTTAAATATTTTGGCTATACCAGAATGTATTAAAGCATTTTGAATTCTTATATGACTATATGTTCCATTGGTTCTATTTGCAACACCATTAGGATCTATATAATCTTCAAACATAGAGCCTTCAAATGCAAAATACCAATATCTTGGACACTCTCCATGACCATATGCCAATGTTGATGGAGCAAAAGAATATTTGGTTGTTTGTTTAGGAACCAAAGGTTTTGTATATCCAGATTTTATTATATCTACAAGTCCAGTTAAATCAAAATTAATTTCTTTTGATTTTATACTTTCTTTTTTTAACATTATTTCTTTTAATAAGTTTTTAGTCATTGTTTACCTTTATTCCATTATATCAGTTAGCGAATTGTATATTTTAGTGCAGATACTAAATCGTTAATTGCTTCGGCAGAAGTATAATAAATATTCTTCTTACTTCTATTTCCCTTGTCAACATTTGCCATCCATGTGGCTTTTAATGACATTTTTGCTGCAATAGCCTGAAGCCTAACAATTTCTACGGTTACTACATTTAATGGAATATCTGGTTTAAGAATAGTCTTGGCTATAAATGTCAATGCGGTTGTTAATTCTTCATCTTGCATATATTCTGCAATTTCTGTCAAACCATTAATCTGATCTATTGCATTTTTTTGTGTATTTTCTGTCATTTTTTCTCTCCTGTTAGTTGATCTAATAGTTCAAATTCTATTATGGCTAATCTTGTTTTTTTGTTACCCTCGCCCAGAACAACCACAACTGCTGGGGACTTGTCTGTGCCAGCCTGCAAAGAATCTGTAACGGCTTTGGCCCAAATTTCTTGATTAATAGTAAAAGATTTTTTTGTTTCTTTAAAATCAATAACAAAATTTTTCCAAGTTGCATCACCCTTTTTGGTGTTACGACCAGAATTTTTATGCCGTTTAGCATTTATTCTTTTACTTTCGTTTTTCTCGCTCATAGTCTTTCTTCTTTTTATATTTAACTTGAAAAAGTTGTATTTTAGACAAATGTTTATTGCTACACATCCAAGACGCTATCCCAGTATCTAAATAGACTCTCATAGTTTTTACCTCTTCTTTACATGTTTTACAAGGAAATTGTCCTGGATAAACACTAAATTGTTCAGACATTATTTAATTTATTTTTCAATATTTGTTGAAAATTTAAATCGTCTTTAGCGCGTTTAATAAGACCATCTCTACCTTGAATTTTTGATCCATCTTCTAGTTGATACCATGCTCCAGTTCTGTTGACAATGCCAACGCTTTCTGCTGTATCAACAAGATCTCCAATTGAATCAATGCCAATATTATCTCCTCTAAAATAGAAATCATATTCTCCAGACTGAAAACCTGGAGAAATTTTAGAAAATTGCAATTCCCAACGAACCTTACGACCAATTTTTTCTTCAATAAGTTTATCACCTACATGAATTTTTCCTTTAATTGCTTGATTGTCTGATTCAGATGAGAATAGTTTAATAACACAGGAAGAATAAAATTTTGTGGCTTGGCCACCAGATGGTTGTTGACTTGTATACATAGAATTAATGTTGTTTCTTGATTGAGATATTAAAACTAATAATGTTGGTTTTATTTTATTATTAGCATAATTAAGCATTTTCCAGGCATTGCTAAAGTCTCTTGACTCTGCGCCAATTTGTTTAGTATTTTCAAGAGGCTTCATTTCATCTGTGTCTTTTTCAAAATAAATTGCAGGCAGCAAAGAAGTAATAGAATCAACAACAATTAAATCAACACCAGCATTCATTAATCCAACACCTACATCTACCATATCGCTAATAGTACGTACTTGTGAGTAGATAAGTTTTGTTGAATCTACTCCAAGTTTTTTAGCCCAGTCTTCAGAATATGACATTTCTGAATCTATCCATGCACAAATTTTGTTTTCTTTTTGCGCTAAAGCAATCATTTCTAAACACATTGATGATTTTGCTGATGACTTGCTGCCCCAAATTAATACTTGTCTACCATATGGCAAGCCACCATTTAATGCACGATTAAGACCAAAACTTGATGTGGGCTGATGATCAAGGGTAATGTTTTCTCCTGTACCCAAACGTTTACGTATTCTTGGATCTAATTGCGAAAATACTTCTTCTACACTAATTGACATTTACATCCTCCATAATTACTGTTCCTGTTTTAGTTTTGCCCAGAACAAATTTATAAGCATTGCCCTCTTTTATATGCATGTATGCTTTTGCAAAAGATGTTGGAAATATTGTAACAGACTGTAAGTCTCTAGATGTATCTGCTATCGTTAAAGATGCCATTCTTTTTCCTTTTTTAGTTAACCTTGGTTTAAATGCTATAACAAACATTTCATCATCTTTGTATGGCAATTGTCTATAATTTAAAAATTTAACAAGTGCATTTGATGAATTTTTTATTTCATCGACGGGAATTGCAGAAACAATGCGATTATCATTAGCAACAATAATATAAGTACGAC